GATCACGACCCAACAGACCATGTTGGAACCGTCGAGTCCGCATCCGTTGGTGATGACCGGGTAGGTCGAGCAGTTGTCCGATTTGGAAGATCGGAACGCGCCATCGAAATCTTTAATGATGTGGTGGACGGCATCCGCAAGCACATCAGTGTCGGATACCGGATACACAAGATGCAACCGGAAGAAGAAGTCGAAAACTCTTTCCGGGCTGTTGATTGGGAACCATACGAAGTAAGCCTAGTGAGTATTCCGGCTGATGCGTCTGTTGGCGTTGGTCGCGATGCTATCAATGAATTTGAAACCGAAATAGAAACACTTAACGAGGAATCAGTTATGACTGAAGAAGTCAAAGCCCCAGCCGCGCCCGTGGTCGATGTGATCGCAGAGCGTGACGCAATACGCAAAGAAGAAATGGGTCGCATCAAAGGGATCGAAGCCCTTGGCGCGATGCACAGTGAGCAGGGCATGGCCCGTGAGTTCATAAGCGAAGGCAAAGGCGTTGACGCCTTCCGCGCCGCGCTGTTGGATCAAATCAAAGACCGTCCAGAAGTTGAGCGGCCTGAGATTGGCATGAATGAGAAAGAGGTTCGGAACTTCTCTTTCTTCCGCGCCATCAATGCTCTCGCCAACCCAACTGACAGACGCGCACAGGACGCGGCCGGGTTTGAGTTTGAGGCATCTGCCGCAACTGCCGACAAGGTAGGCCGGGAGCCAACCGGGTTTTTTGTACCCGAGGACGTTCTTCGTGCCAAGCGTGACCTGACTCAAGGAACCGCAACTGCCGGTGGACACACCGTATCGACAGACCTGTTGAGCGAGTCGTTCATCGACAAGTTAGACAACAGCATGGCCGTTGTTGCCGCAGGCGCAACCGTTCTGCGTGACTTGAATGGCAACGTGGCTATCCCACGCGCAACCGGCGGCGCAACCGCTTACTGGGTCGCTGAGTCTGCCAACATCACTGAGAGCGCACAAGCGTTCGATCAGGTCACGATGTCGCCCAACACGGTTGGCGCGTTCACCGAGATCAGCCGCAAACTGCTGTTGCAGTCGAGCATCGACGTTGAGGGCTTTGTCAGAAATGACTTGGCGATTCGTCTTGCCCTGGCAATCGACAACAAGGCTTTGGAAGGTGATGGCTCAAGCAACACGCCAACTGGCGTTATCAACGCGACAGGCGTTGGCTCAGTTGCCTTTGCTTCCGCTACAGCCGGTGCGGCAACGTGGGGCGAGATCGTTGACGTTGAAACAGAAGTTTCTCAGGACAACGCTCTACTCGGCCGCTTGGCCTATCTCACCAACGCCGCCGAAGCGGGTTATCTGAAACAGACTGTCAAAGCGTCTGGTCAGCCGATCTACATGATGGCGGGTGGCGAGATGAACGGCTACCCGGTGATTGTCACCAACAACCTCTCTACATCCGGTCAGATTCTGTTCGGTAATTGGGGCGATCTCATCATCGGTTATTGGGGTGGTTTGGACATCAACATTGATACGTCAACCGGGTCGGCAAGCGGAACACTCCGCATCGTTGCCCTGCAAGACGTTGACGTTGCTGTTCGTCACGGTGAGTCCTTCGCTAAAGGCGTTTAACTGGTAAGCCCTCCCTTTCGGGGGAGGGCGTTCCATAGGAAACAAGCATGAAAGTGAAAGTTAAACAGACCGTCAAGTTCGCTGGTCGGCAGCTGAAAGCGGGAGAAGTCGTTGATGTACCAAACGGCGATGTACTTATTGCCAAAGGGCTTGCCGACAAAGCACCAATAACTTCTCGGAAAAGCAAAGAGGACTAGATGGCTCTCGAAACGTCTACGGATTACGCCGCGTTTTTTAGCACTGATGATTTCGGTGTTGCGGCCACCTATGACGGATCGACAACTGTCAGTGGAATCCTAGACAGCGACTACGTTGAGATTGCCGGGGTTGAGGCCAAGCGGCCGGTGTTCATGTGTTTGGCATCTGATGTTTCTGGTGTCGTGCATGGCAAGACGCTGACCGCCAATTCAACGTCCTACGTTGTCCGGGGTGTTCAGCCAGATGGCACAGGGCTGACCATGTTGGTGCTTGAGGAACAATGAGCCACGTTCGGCAACAGATACGAGAGCGGGTAGCGACAGACCTCACTGGTCTAAGCACTACCGGCGCCAACGTATTTCAGTCGCGTGTCTACCCCATGGAAGGGGCCGGGTTGCCGGGTCTGATTGTCTACACGAATTCAGAAGCCGTCGACCTCGATGCAACCTCAAGCGGCAGACACCTTGTTCGCGTCCTCGATGTTGTTGTCGAAGGATACGTCAAGGCAACGTCGAACTCCGACGACACCGTTGACACCATCGCGGCCGAAGTTGAAACCGCACTTGCCAATGACTCGACCATCAACTCGCTTGCAAAGGATTCCATCCTGGCAACGACTGAGGTTGAGTTGAGTGGTGATTCACGGGGTCAGCAATCTACCGGTAATGCTGAGAAACCAATCGCCGTTGTTCGTATGACTTTCACGGTTGTGTATGTGACCGCCGACAACGCGCCGGGAACGGCGTTATGAGGGAACACTAAATGTTGATGACAAAAGGATCAGCCGTGGTCGATGTTCACCCGGCAAAGATTAAGGAGATGGAAGCCAAAGGCTACCTCGCCAAAGTCGATTCAAAACCCGCGCCGATAAAGCGCGATCCAAAACCCGCCAAAATCGAGGACAAGTAAATGGCAACACATCATGGAAAGGACGGAACTGTAAAGGTGGGAGCCAATACGGTCGCCGAAATAATGTCGTGGTCGTTAGACGAATCGGCAGACACCGTTGAGGACACCGCAATGGGTGACTCAGCAAAAAGTTACATCGTCGGAACGACTGATGCCTCTGGAAGTATGGAGTGCCATTGGGATGAAACCGATACAACGGGCCAAGGCGCACTGACCGTTGGTTCAAGCGTAACCATCAATCTGTATCCAGAGGGTGCTGATACCGGCGACACATATGCAACCGGCACTGCGCTAATCAATAGCGTTGGTGTGAGTGTTGATATGGGGTCGATTGTCAGTCGTTCGTTCGGCTTTCAAGTCACCGGCGGCATCACTTGGGGAACAGCGTCATAGGAGTTAAGTAATGAGTCAAACAGGTGCAGACATTATCGCCGCCGGGAAACTGGATTGGCGTGGAAAACTCGCGGCCCCCATGTCCTCTATCGTTATCGAGGAATGGAAGGGTTGCGAGATTTTTTTCAAACCGGCAACACTGGAACAGAAGAACGCGGTCTATCAATACATCGCTAACAATGATCTGCAATCAATCGCGGAAACCATTGTGCGGCGTTCGTTGGATTCAGATGGCAAGAAACTGTTTTCCAATGCCGATAAGAAGGTGTTTATGACGCAGATGGATCCTGACGTTGTGAGTCGGGTCGCTGTTGCTATAAACGAAGAACCAGAATCGACTGTTGAGGAAGCAAGAAAAAACTCCGATTCGACCCGGAACTCGTCTTAATATTTCGGGTCGCTGAACACCTCCACATGACCGTTAAACAAGTCACCAATGAAATGAGTTTGAACGAACTCACCTATTGGGCGGCTTGGTTTGAATATGTAGCGGAACAACAGAAATTCCATGGCAACCGCTAACGCACGAATCCGAATAACGGCCGAGGATAAATCGGCTAGAGCGTTCCGATCGCTTCAGCAACGTATGGGCAAGACCCAGACGGTAATGAATGGAATGCTTAGGGGTTTTGCAATGCTCGGCGGGGCCGCGGGTATGGGTCGGATGATAACGGCCACCATTACCGCAGCTGACAAACTCGACAAACTCTCCATCCGTCTTGGTGTTAGCACTGAGGCATTATCCGAATACAGGCACGTTGCAGAAATTGGTGGCGTTACATTTGAAACGCTAACAATGGCTTGGCAACGCATGACTCGGCGCATTGCAGAGGCGGCTATAGGAATGGGCGAGGCCAAGGATGCGTTAAAGGAATTGGGCCTCAATGCCAAGGATTTGAACGAACTGCCTCTTGATGAGAAGTTCGAAATCGTTGCTGAGGCTCTTGCCGGTCTTGGCAGTGAGTCGGATCGTGTTCGCTTGGCAATGAAATTGTTTGACTCGGAAGGTGTTTCGCTGATTCAAACAATGGAAGGTGGCGCAGAAGGTATCAGGAAGGTTAGACAGCAGGCGCGTGATCTTGGTTTAACACTGGATAAAACCACTACCAAAGCGGCCGCGAAACTTGTGGACGAAATGGTTGAGGTAAAGGCAACTTTGCTAGGACTTGCGAATAGCGCATTACCCGCTGTCTTACCGCTACTCACTGATTTTGCTATCGGGTTACAAGGTGGCATTAATGCTCTGAAAGATTGGGGGAAGGAACTTAAATTCCTCGCACTGGTGTTTGTCGAGTTATTCGTAATCAGGAAGATTACGCCTCTAATTATCGCAATGAGTGGGGCAATGAAGGTCGCCACATTCTCGGCAAGGGGTTTAGGGCTTGCAATGAAGGGGATGCTTGGAGGCATACCCGGAATGATTGCGATTGCCGCTACTACATGGATGATGTTCCGCGACGATACCGATAAAGCAACTGAGGCTGTTGAAGAACAGACTGAGGCCGTCAAAAAGTTAAGGAAAGAATATGAGGGGTTGGCACTTGTAGAATTGAAAAAGGTTCAGCGCGACCTTGAAAAGCAACTGGCCGGTGTTACCGAAACACTAGCAATCTACAACGCGGAACTAGAAGAATCGCGTGTGTTGATGGCGACTCATGTTCCGAACAGTATTTATAACACGTTCCAAGCGGCGGCAGACCTTCAAACGCAAATCGTAGCGAATGACAGCGCAATGGTCGAGGCCAATCAAGAACTCGTTGCACTAGAGGATAACCACGCTGAACTGACAGCGCAGTTGAAAGTTGTAAAGGAGCAGATCGACAAGGTTACAAACTCAACAGAAGAATCGACTAAGGCAACAGACGATCTAACGAAATCAATCGGTGAATGCACTGAGGAATATAAATTCCTCTGGAACGGTGTTTTCGATCTCGACAAACTATTGGAAAAGCCAACCGTTCACGAAGCAGAGAAAGAGTGGGAAGGGATGGCGATAACACTTTCAAAAGCCGAACAAGCGATGAAGGACTTTGAGGACTCGGTGAAAGATACTCAATTTGAGAGCGACATTCTCATCGACAAGATGGAAGTGCTTGACCAGTTATTCCAGGATGGGGCCATTGATGGCGACACTTACAAAGACACATTAGATGACCTGAGTGCGGCAATGGGTGATGCCGGTGAAGAAACGGTAATGCTGACGCAAGAAGTGACAGAGTTGCAGACCGCTTGGGAGACGATGGTTGATGGCATCGACACCGCTTGGACAGATATGTGGGTCGGCCTGTTCAAAGGTGAAGGCATTGATTCGGTCAAAGACTTCTTGAAGAAGGTGAAAGACCTGTTCCTTCAGACCCTCGCCGAAATAGCGGCAGCGTGGACGAAGAAAAAGATTATCGAAATCATTACCGGCGGGAGCGGAGGTTCGTCAATCTTCACCGCTATCGGCTCGATCTTTACGAGTGGCGGCGAAACGGCTGGTGGTGGCTTTATATCAAGTATGGGAGCCGCACTGAAAGCCGGGTGGTCAAAAAT